AGCAATAAAGTCCACTAATTCTTCTGCTTCTTCATTGTCTGATGCTTGATATATACCATTTATTTTACCTCTCAAATTATTAACCATCTGATCGGTAGGTGTTCCAGTAAGAGTACTATTATAAACTTCTTGTGCTAACTCATTTGCAAATTCATTACCTAAATCTTCAAAGGGTAAATACGCACCTCGTTTAAGTTGTTGGATAGTAGTTAAATCTAATTCAGTAATCTCTTTAAACTCTGCTGGTATTGGGTATTCTTTAAAGGTAGCTAATAACCAACTAGCAGACTTATCATACTCAGCTATGTTACTTTGAACAGCAGTTAAATAAGTTTGTTCAATAAGTTGTTTAAGTTTAGGTCTAAGTTGTAAAGCCATTGTAGTTCTTAATTTTAAACTACCTCTTTTAGGGTCAATCTTACTTGCTTCAGCTATGACTAAGTTCTCTAATTCCTGTAAAGAATTTTGTAATCTTATAACTTGAGTATCAGACAAATCAGTAACTCTAACTTGCCTATAATCTCCTAACTTTTCCAGTAGGTCTTTAGCCATATTAAACTGTTGGAGTTTCTATAGGTTTCTGTGGAAACTCGCCAAGCCTTGTAGTTGTTTGATCTATCTCTTCATCAATTTTAGTTAATGTGTCATCATCTTCAATTACTGTTCTAGCTATTTGTTTATCTAGTTCTTTAGTAAAAGTATCAGACTTAATTTGACTTGCTTTAGCTTGTTGTAATACTTCTAAATCAGTTGCCCAATCTCTAAGGTCAAAAGACTCAGGATACATAATTTTGCCATCAAATACTTTATCTTGCCACAATGCGTACAATCTCCAAATCTGCTCTTCTGCTAATTGCATTAAACTAGCTTTCTCTGCTAGTCTTGCATTAAGTAATTGGAATTCAGTTCTAAGTGCTACACCTGATACTACTCTCTCACTTGTGCTTCTAACTGCACCCACATGAGATAGTCTGTTTATAGCATCAATCTTACTATCAATCGTTTGTAACACTTGTTGTAAGTTCTGTCCTGATGGTTGTAACAAATAAGGTTTTAAAGCTGGGTCAAGATTGTCTGTCATCTCAATAATTGCACCAGCACCAGCAGACGCATCAACATCTCTAGTCTTAACTAAGGAAGGGTGGTTTGCCAATCTGATTAATTGTTCTACTTCAGATAACTCATTATAGATTGCTCTTTGTAAGTCAGCTATATCCGTTAAGTCAGATACACCTACTGCTCTCATAGGACTTCTTTGATTATATAAAGTTACTGCTGGAATTTTATTAAGCGAGTTAGGAACTGAGTCTATAAGTTTAGGTGCTTTGACTCCAGTATTAGATAGTTCAACTGTATCTATTCTGTCTAAATACCAAATCTTAAATACAGACTTTTGACTGTCCTTATGCTCTCTAACTTTTAAATAATCTAAATAATATTTACCTGAACTTGCTCTTGAGTAATTCCAATCAATAATATTCTCAGGAGTATAAATATTGATATAAGGTCTAATCTCTTGTTGTAATTCTTCTGCTCTTGTTCTTGCATTAGAGTTTGGCTTATCAATAATTAACCAACAATGTCCATAAACAGAAGCATAAGTTTGCATCTCTCTTAGTAATGAATCATAGCTTCTACCTTCTAAGTCAGCATCATCTAAGAACATAGGAATAGTTTGATCGTCCTCTAAGCTACCTAATTCTCTGACTGGTTTAATTCTAAATAAAAATGATGAGTAAATACTAACTACATTACGACAATGATTATCTAATGGAGTATATTCTAATCTTCTCTCATATTCGTTTGGTATTTCTAATTGGTAGGACTGTAAATATTTGCCTTCTTTGTATTCTTCTCCACCCAAATAACTTCTGATGTAGTATTCCCATCTTGTTGAAAAGGAACTGTATAAATCGTTTTCTCTTAAAATCTCGTCTCTTGTATATGCCATTAGCTAAATCTCTTTGGTTGTGAGGGTGGTAGATTTGAAGTAATTGGAAAGATGTATTCTATTCCGTAGCCTAATGCATCACTCATATGGTCGTACCCACTTTTCTCAGGTTGGTTTGTTCCTTCTTTGTACATCTGTTTCATTAACGAATTAATAAGGTTTTTGCAAGAAGGATTAATAAATATTTTTCTTTTACCATCAAAACTATTTAATCTTGAATTCACAGAGTTAATCCTATCTCTAACTAAAGCATGAGTATTTTTACACTTAACATTAAAACCAGCATTGGTCAATATAGTTAAATCAGTTCTACCACCCGCAGAAGTTTTTCTTTGCCTACTGGCTGGATCAGGATATATAATAATATTATTCTTAGGATATCTACTTAGTAGTTCGTCAATAAACTCATCTGTATTACTAGAATAAATAACGATCTCATCAAAGAACTCAGCCACACCATTCTTTAAATGAAATAAACAAGCTGACATTGGGTCAATATTAAAGTCTAATCCAACATGAATAATTGCTTGTGGGTCATAGGTACATGGTTTGACATTTAATTCTCTGTTAAAGTTATAATAAACAACTCCTGAATATGTTTCAAATGAGGCTAGATATTCTTGTTTAAAACTTCTTTCATCTAAATCTTTCTTAGCTTGTTCAATCTCATGTGCTTCTACTTGACCACCCTCTATAGTGGTAAACTTCCATGACTCCCACTCAGGGTCTTCGGACTTACCTTTTTGGTACATATCAAATGACCAATTACCTACCCCTTTAGGAGTACCTACAAATAATACTTCTCCATTAACATGCTTATCAGATATGGTAGGTCTTAGAACTTCACTCCATGCTTCTTCGGGTACATCAGAAAATTCATCAATCACTAAAAAGTTTAGACCAACACCCCTAAGATTATCTGCTGATTTGTCTGCACCCTTTAAACTAATCTGACAATTATTAACTAAGATTACTGTTAGTTCTGTTTCGTTAATATATTTAACCCACCTTAATTCTTTGACCTTCTTCTTGAGTTGCTTCCACATTATCTCCTTACTCATTCGGTAGGTAGGACTCACATAGAATATTTTTCCGTTGTCTGCAAACCTAGCTTTTCTAAGTATCTCAGTAAGGCACAAATGTGTCTTTCCAAATCTTCTTCCTGTAACTAGGACTCTGAATCTTTTATTAGATAAGCATACTTGTTTTTGTGGTTCAGATAACATTAAGAAGATTATATCTGTTCACTTTTAACTACCTCTATACACTCAAACCAAGTGTCTATAACTGTTAATTCTTTATCTTCCATAGATTGCCTAGCCCACTTCAATATTTCATTAGCACTACTTTGACAATCTTTTTCTGTTTTATAATATCTTAGTTCAGGGTCTTGAAACCAAAAGTCATGCACCTTAGGAACTTGTCCTTCAGGATTAGCAATCATTATGTGTAAGAATAAAAAATACTTAATCACAATATATCTGATAATGGTAATGGAGTATTATCATCTCCTGTTTGCTGGTCTGATTGTCCTAATACTTGCTTACCTAGCCAAATTAACATTGAACAGTTGCCGTTCTCAGCTACTTGAAACTGTTTCTTCCTAAGTCTTATTTTTCCCTCTGCTTTACCTTTTAGTATTTCTTGGGAGTAATTAACCCGTAGAGTCTTTACATCTACTCCAAAGAAGTCTGACATCTCTTGCATATTACAATGCATAAGAGCCAATTTATAAACTTGTTCCTTATCAAGTTCTTTTTTAGGTCTGCCTTTAGAGTTGGTTGTATCTTTTTCCTGATTGCTCATGTGTTGCTTCTTTTCCTGTAAAGTTTTGCCATCTCTGAATAATTGTATCTACATACTTGGTGTCTAGTTCCATTATAAAACAAATTTTGTTTAATTTTTCACAAGCTATTAATGTTGAACCGCTACCACCAAATAAATCCAAAACATACTTGTCTGCATATAGCTTAATATACTTAGAGCATAATTCTACTGGTTTTGAATAGCTTAATTTATTTGTTGCGTCTTTTTTTCCAATAAAACTTTTAGAGTATAAGTCTTTTTCAAATCCTTTATTAGGGTTTTGTTTACCGATGATGGCTATATACTCAACATCTGTCATCATGTGACCACCATAGTTTGGTACAACATTAATTTTTTTATAGAAACATAAATCATATGTTAAATTGTTTGCTTCTGCCAATTCTATATATAGCTTAATTAGTGGTTTGTTGTGAAAATAAATGTTCGTATCGCAATAAATTGATAGGTTTTTGGGGTTAAAAGAATCTACATTATTGTCTTTAATTTGTTTCATGGAATTGCTCTTTTTTAAAATACCACCACCCTTAGTGATTAATTCATATGGTGGATCAGTAAATAATAGTCTTATTTTTTTTTCATTTAAAAATGTTTTTACCTGATCTGCATCCAAGCTATCCCCACACATAAGTCTATGATTACCTAATATAAATATATCTCCTAGTTTAGACTTTGGTTCTACTACTTCAAGAACTTCATCTTCATCAGTTAATCCAATCACTTCTTCAAATAAGAAATCATCTATCTGACTTTTACTAAATCCTAATGTGTCTAAATTAAAGCTATCCTCGTCCAATCCTTTAATCTCTAATTTAAGTTTTTCTAAATCCCACCCAGCATTTAAAGCTATTTGATTGTCAGCTATATTTAATGCCTTAATTTGTGTCTTGGTTAATCCTTTAATGGTTACGCAAGGAACTTCTTCCCAGCCCATTTTCTTAACAGCCAATAATCTACCATGCCCAGCTATAATTCCGTTTTCTTCTTCCAATAGAATAGGGTTCGTAAATCCAAATTCTTTAATACTGGACATGATTTGCATGATTTGTTCTTCGGAATGTGTCCTACTATTATTGATGTAGGGTATAAGGTCAGATACTTTTCTAGTTTTTAGTTCCATAATTTACCGATATGTGATCGTTATTTATTGCCTACTACTTTTTAAAACTTTTTGCAAGATAATTTATAAGATCAGGATTTTGATTAAATACATCTGATAGTGCGTTGCCTGTAGTTTCGCATATAAGTTCTTCTGCTTTAGCTGATAAATTCCAGTGGTAATGCTCTGCTATGACATGAATAAGTTC